CAACGCTGAGTTCAACCTGAAGCTGATGATCGCTCCTGTGCCGTTCCTCGGCATGGAAGGTGTCGTCCAGCAAGACCACGCTATCGTCCCGCTGATTGAAGCGCGGATGAATGACGCGACCAACGTGATGCTGGATGCGATGTCGTACAGCCTGTACAACAACGTGACCAATGCTCAGCAATTCACTGGTCTGCCGTTGGCTGTGGACGATGGCACTTCGGGCACCAACAGCTACGGCAACATTGATCGCTCGACCTACACCTGGTGGAAGTCGAAGGTCTACAACGCTGGCAATGTCAACCCGACTCGCCAGAACATGCTCCAGTACATCAGCGGCACCGTTAAGAACAGCGGTGAAATTCCGTCGTTCGGTGTTTGCGGCATGGGTACTTGGACTCTGCTGGCCCAAGACTACGTTGGTCAAGAGCAGTACATGATCACCCCTGGTTCTGGCTTCAGCGATACCAGCGATGGCCCGCAAGCTGCGTTCCGCGCTCTGATGGTTGCAGGCGTTCCCATCTATCCGGATCCGTATTGCCCTGAAGGCAAGGTCTACTTCCTCAACACCAACTATCTGTCGCTGTATGTCCACGATCAAGGTTCGTTCGTGTTCACCGGCTTCGAATCGACCCTGCCGAACTGGCAGATTGGTTACGTTGGTGCGGTTCTGACCATTGCTGAACTGGTTAGCACGAAGCCGAAGTCGATGACCCAGGTCTACAACCTTAACTCGGTTTCCCTGTAAGGAGAATAGACATGGCACTCGCTCTCAATAAGATCCTTCTGGCTAACGCCGTCGATAACACCGCCGGTGCTTATTTCCAGAACCAAGTCGTCAACGTCGCTGCTAACAGCAGCACCGTCCTGACTGCTGGCGTTTACTACGTCCAGCCGACTGTCAACGTTTATGTTCAAGTGCAAACTGCCGCTAATACCTGGGCAAACGTCACTACCACTAACGTTGGTGGCCTGTTCCTGTCGGATGGTGTGAATGTTCGTCTGGCGAACGCTGATACCACCAACGCTAAGTCGCTGACCACGCTGACCGTCAATGGCGGTCAAGCAGCTACCGGCCAATTCAACAGCTAAGGAGCGGTCATGCTAGCGAATCACGTTGGAGCGCTTTATCCCGATAATTTCTCTCGGGTGCGTATTGGTATGGCGTCGCAAGTTAACCTGGCAGCAACGGGTAACGCTGTGGCGACCATTCCGGTCACGCAAGGCACTACATACATCATTCGCCAGATCACCGTCACCAACGCCAACGCAAGTGTGGCTACGGGTAACGTAGCCATTCTGACCAGCAACGACGGTAATGCGTCGAACGCTGTCAGCAACAACGTCGTGCTGAGCAACGTTAGTTCAACGACCACTTATCAAGATCTCGGTCTTGCCAGTGGTACGTTGACTACGGTGTACACCGCAGGCTCGTTGTTTGTGAAGGTGAACACGGCTGTTTCTGGCACCGTAGACATTGATGTCTTCGGCGATGTTGTATCACTGTAATGACTACAATCTGGGTAACGAACAAAGGTACTGAAGGGTTCTCGGATTACTACCACGGCTTTCTGTACAACTTTGAGCCTGGTATGCCGGTAGCCCTACCTGAAGCCGCTGCCCAGCACATCTTCGGATATGGGGTTGATAACAAGACCCCGCATCTGATTCGTCTTGGTTGGTTGAAGTACAGCAACGAACTTGATGCTGCGTTGCAGAAGCTGAATTCGTTTATGTTTTCAACTGCCAAGCCGGAAACTAACCACGAACCGCCCTCCGTGGTTGACGAAGTAGCCCCTCTGCCCGTTCGCGGGCGGGGGGTGAAACGCCTTCACGCGGCATAACGATGGACGTTAAATGGCAACTTTGTCAGGTTACATCACAGAAGTCCGGCGACTTTTGCATGATGCCAATGGGAATTTTTATTCCGACTCTGAACTGACTGACTATATCAACTCTGCCCGTGAGCGGGTGGTGCGTGATACTGGTTGCCTTCGCACACTCCAAAGTTTTACGCTAACTACCAATCAGGAATCGTATTCCTACGCGTCACTTCCGAACGGTAGCAACACCCTTGATGTCATCAACATCAACGTTTACTGGGGTAATAGCCGCACACCTCTTCGCTATCTGCCGTGGACGGACTTCAATGCCCAGCTCCGGTACTGGCAGAACTACATCGGCTTGCCCATCGCTTTCAGCATCTACGGTCAGAACACTATCTACTTTGGCCCTGTGCCAGATCAAAACTACGTTTGTGAGTTTGATACGGTTATTCTGCCTAACGCTTTGCAGTCTGATTCTACTGTTGAGCAGCTACAAGACCCGTACACGGTGCCAGTTGCGTACTACGCAGCGCACAAAGCCAAGTTCAAGGAACAATCGTTTGGCGAGTCGGAGATCTTCAAGCAGCAATACGAGAACCAGGTTCGCAACGTTCTAAGCACCGTCTTCACGCGCAGGCTCCCGACACCTTACTCTGTGCCGTACTAACATGGCACAGCAATCGGAACAGCGCAAATCCTACGAGGTCATCAAGGACTTCAAGGGTCTCAACACCAAGTCGAACCGCACGACGATCGACAAGACTGAGTTTGCTTGGATTGAGAACGCCATGCCGATCGGCCTTGGCAACGTCAAGATTGTTCCTACTGTATCCAACGTAGCCAACCTTAGTTTTTCCAACACGGTTGTCTACCTGGCTAGCGCCAACATCAATACTACTGACTACCTGATTGCTGTTGAGCAAGATGGTCGTTGTGAGTACATCAACCTCACCAGCAATACCAAAGGCAACATTGCTCCTGCCAACACATTTACTACTGGCACTCAGATTAGCCAGTGGAAGAACGAGCGGGTATTGTTCATTGATCCGACCAACGGATACAAAACTTGGAATGGCACCAACCTAGTCAACGTAGGTTCTGTCTCCAACATCAACATCACTGCTGGCGGTTCTGGCTATACATCTAATCCTAACGTTGTGATTGGCGCGCCCAACCAGACTGGCGGCGTACAAGCAACAGCAACTGCCAGTAGAACAGGCAACGCTGTTACCGGCATCACAATAACTGAGTATGGCAGCGGATACACCAGCGCACCTAGCGTCACCATCAGTGGTGGCGGCGGCAATGGCGCAACAGCCAACGCAACCCTGTTCTCCCAATCTGGGACTGCCATCCAATCATTCTCAGGTCGAGTGTGGATCGCGCAAGACCGGACGGTGTACTACTCGGCGTCTGACAAGTACAACGACTTTACCAGCCTCTCTGCTGGCAACATCACTCTGACTGATGCGACGTTGCATGGTCTCATCGTGCAATTGCTGTCTGCTAACAACTTCTTGTACATCTTCGGTGACGATAGCATCAACGTGTTCTCGGATGTACGCGTAACTACAACTGGTACTACGCTGTTCACCAACACCAACGTGAGCGCATCGGTTGGTACTCGTCTGAAGTATGCGGTGTTCCCGTACTTCCGTTCAGTTCTGTTTATGAACGAGTATGGCGTCTACGCCCTGGTTGGCTCAACCACCAGCAAGCTGTCTGACTCTCTTGACGGAATCTTCCCGTACATCGACTTCACGCAGAACGTTACTGCGGGTCAGGTGCTGCTGAACAACATTCTGTGCGCGGCCTTCTCGTTTACCTACAACGATCCGGCCGCTACACCGCGTGTTATCCAAGCTGTGTTCTTTGAGAAAAAGTGGTTCTTGACCAGTCAAGGCACTTTGACCTGGATTGACTCTGCGCCGTTCGGTGGCAAGGTGAACTTGTATGGTACTAGCGGAACTGACTTAAAGCGTCTGTATGCTGATTCAACGTCGAATATCAGTAGCACGATTACCACCGCGCTATTGCCGATGGGCGATCCCATCCGCGACAAACAGGCGCTAAAGTTTGCGTTTGAGGCAACAAGCCCAACGGACAAAGTTGGTACCTTTAGCGTAACGGTAGACAGTGAACGCGGCCCCAGTCCGACGTACACGGTTTACAATTTCATCACTTGGTATAACAACAACTTACAGACGGTTGGGTGGACTAATAACTCTAGCGCGTCTGTTGTTTGGGTGACTGGTGGGTATCAGTTGTACAAGAACGATGCTCAGCAGTGGGGTAAGTATCTGGGTCTAACAATCAACGCCACAAGCCCAGCCTGGGTGTTGCATGGCATCGAATTTGAACATGAGTTAAGAGCGAGGTTTTAATGGCTAAGCCAATCACAATTCCGAACACGTTTGCGAATGCGACAACGGCCATTCCTCTGTCGCAACTCGATAACAACTACAGCACCATTACGAGTGCTATTAACGATGCCAATACCTACAGCAACTACGCTGCTGACTCAGGTGCGGCTAACGCCTATACGGTCACACTGTCTGGTGTAACGACAACGTACAACGCCGGTCTGCGTATCCAGTTCAAGGCGGCTAACAATAACTCTGGTGCATCGACGCTGAACGTCAACAGCCAAGGCACCAAGAACATCTTTTTCAACAACGCAGCTCTGTCTGCCAACGTCATCCAGGCTAACGCTGTTGTTGATGTGATCTACGACGGCACCCAGTTCCAGATGCTGAGCGTCAACGGCACCACGCCTACCGCTTACGGCACTGTGACCAATGTGAGCGTGACCTCTGCCAACGGTTTTACGGGGTCTGTTGCCACGAGCAATACCACGCCTAACATCACCATCACCACGAGCATTACAGGCGTTCTGAAGGGCAATGGCACTGCTATCTCTGCTGCTACGGCTGGCACTGACTATCTAGCTCCTCCGTCTGGTACTGCGCTGCTCAAGGCTAACTCTGGCGGCGCTCTGGCTAACGCTACAGCAGGCACGGATTACGTTGCACCTAACGTTGCCACCACTTTCACTGCCGCACAGACGTTTACTGGATCGACCAGCAACATTGCTATCTCGATGACCAATGCGACTGAACCGGCAACGGTGAGCGCTACGGCTGCTACGGGGAACATCACCTATGACCTGGCTAACCAGTCGGTGCTGTACTACACCAGCAACGCGTCAGCCAACTGGAACGTGCTGTTCCGCTACAGCTCTGGCACTACGGTGAACAATGCGATTACAGCTAATACAGCAATCACTGCTGCGTTCTTGGTGCAGCAAGGTGCTACGGCTTACTACAACGCCAACGTGTACATCGACGGCACCCAGGTAACGCCTAAGTGGCAGGGTGGTACTGCGCCTACTTCGGGCAATGCCAACGCTGTTGATGCGTATACCTACACGATTGTAAAGACCGCAGCCAACGCTTACACCGTGTTTGCCTCGCAAACCCAGTTCAAGTAAGGATCAGCAATGCCTTTGCCTATTACTCGTGGAGCGCTTTCAGCCAGAGGTTTTGGGCTGTTTTCTGCGCCTGCTGCTTTAGCTGCTGCTGACCCTTACTTCCCCTATGTCACCATGCTGCTGCACGGCGATGGGACTAACGGTGCGCAGAACAATACGTTCCTAGACTCCTCGACCAACAATTTTACCATTACTCGTAACGGTAATACCACTCAGGGTTCGTTTAGCCCGTATGGTAGTAACTGGTCAAATTATTTTAGTGGTTCTGGAGATTATTTAACGCTTGCAAATAACTCGGCTTTTGCACTTCCCGGCGATTTCACCATTGAGGTGTGGGCATATTTCAACAGAAATACAACTGTTGTATTTTGTGGAAACATCAACTCAGGTGGTTATGGAGATTGGGTTTTTTTCTACAATAGTGCCGCTGGCGTTAGATTTATCACCGACAATTCGGCCACTATAATAACTGGCGCTTATACTGTTACTGTTGGTGCATGGACTCATTTTGCAATTAGTCGTTCTGGGACTAGCGTCAAGATATTTGCCAACGGCGCATTGCTTTCTACTACTACCAATTCATCTAGCAATACATTTTCTGGAACTATGTATATAGGTAGCACCAATGATGGTGATTTGCAGTTTCCAGGTTATATGTCCAACCTTCGCATCGTTAAAGGCACTGCCGTCTACACCTCAGCTTTCACCCCCAGCACCACCCCGCTGACTGCCATTTCCGGCACTAGCCTATTGACCTGCCAGAGCAACCGCTTCCGCGACAACAGCAGCAACAACTTTGCTATCACTGTTGCTGGCACCCCGTCTGTCCAGCGTTTCAGCCCGTTCTCTCCGACTGCTGCTTACTCTACTTCCGTAATTGGTGGTAGTGGGTACTTTGATGGTAGTGGGGATTATTTG